CCCCCGAACTCCCCCGAACTCCCTCTCCGCAGGTCAGGGCGTTGGGGAGAAACTCCCTCGTGATCTTCAATGTTGATCTTGAAGGGACCTCGGGGGAGTTTCGGGGGAGTTTGCAAAAGTGCCTCTGACCTGCGGAGAGGGAGTTCGGGGAGTTTAGGGGGAGTAACCAAACTCCCCGGGGGAGTTCGGCAGCTCCCCCTAAAGGGGGAGGAGCGCTGCCGGAACTCCCCCTGCTACGGGCAAGATCAACTTCTAGAGATGAGCCGGCCCACCCAGCTGGCCAGTAAATGATCATGGAGGACGCCATGACCGACCACAGCCGCCGAGCGGCCACCCGGACGAGCCGACGGACCGCCCGCGTCGCCGACGCCGTGCCCCCGGCTCCCGTGCCCGATGCAGCACCGCCGGCCGCGCTGCCGCCCGCGCTGCCGCCGAGCGCCACCGTAGGCGTCTCGCCGAAGACGACATGGACGACCGTCGCGGCCGGCGTGCTCGGGCTCGTCGTCGCGGCACTCAACGGGCTGCAGCAGAATCCGGCCCTGATCGGCTTCCTGCCGCCGTGGGCACAGTGGGGTGTCCTGACCCTGGCGCCGATGCTGTTCGTGGCTCTCGCGGGCTACTGGGCACCCGCGGGGGATATCTACGTTCCGGGCGACCTCGGCCCGACCGAGTCGGCCACGCCAGTGGGCCGCGCGGGCGCCGAGCAGCTCGCCGCCGAGTGGCTGGAGCGCTACACCGCGGACCCGCACCCGCGGGTGCTCGACGAGCCGACCACCGTGGAGCCGCTGGCGCCCAGTGACGAGTGGGACGATTTCTACGACGGGGAGCCCGACGAGTACGACGACGGGTTCGGCACCGGTGCCACCACAGTGGACGATCAACTCCCCGATCACGTCGACTCGGCTACCGAGCCCGGCGGAATCCGCTCGGCCGACTGGCCGTACGAGGGCGGCTCGCACGAGTCGGGTTATCCACGGAATCCGTGATCACCGGCTCCGTTCAATGCATCAGGTCATGCGGTGGGTGGCGCAATGGCTACGATAAGTGGTCGGCCGCCCGCGGTGTAACGATCGATTCGGACACCACGAACGGCCTTCAGGACCCCTTGCCGGCGGTGACCGCTCGAACGGTGATCCCCGACCGCTGGTGTCCCGCGCCCGGTTGGTGCGGGCGGGGCCGGCGGCTGGGAGGGACGCCCGGCCGCCGGCCCCTTGGGACCTCCATCAAGTGGCCTCAGCTCCCCAGCGTCGGCCGATGAGGGTCCCCGTCTGGTCGTGTGCACGCAGGGAGATGCACAAGCGGTCACAAGCGTAACGGTCCGAGACCGTACCGGATGCAGCCGACCGGCCAATGCCAGGAACACAGGCGGTGGACACTCGTTCGGCGGTGCCCGTTCACTCTCCGGTGATCGATCCGCTATGGTGCGCCCAGCCGAAAGCGCTACCCCGGGTCAGCCACCCACTGACCGCGCGATCGGCCCGACGGTCAGGGACGGTCCGTTGATCACTGCACGTGATGTGTTCGCGCTCGGCGTCGATGGCGTCCGGGCACTCGTTCGTGTCCTGGTGTGCGCTCTCGTCGCTCGTGGGCTCCGCTCGTGAGCACTGACAACGACCGGCCCGAGGACGACTCGCCCGAGGCTCGCCGGTTGCGCAACCAGGGCAAGCTGGAGCACCCGGCCAACCGCCAGCGGCTGATCCGCGACCTCGCTGCCGCCGAGCACAGCCAGTCCGAACTGGCCCTGCGTTACGGGGTCTCCCAGCAGGGCATCAGCCTGTTCGCGGCCCGGCACGCCGAGCGCATCGCCACCGTGGCGGGGAAGCTCGACGACGAGTTCGCGGGCCTGTGGGTGGCGCAGAAGGCCAACCGCCTCGCCGTACTGGAGCACCAGGTCGACGAGGTGCTCGACGTCATGAGCGACCCCGAGAAGGCGGCCAAGGCCGGCGTGCAGGCCGCGGAGATGATGCGCGTGGTGCAGACCGGCCTGAAGCAGATCGCCGAGGAGCTGGGCCAGCTGCCGGGCCGCGTGTCGGTCACGCACAGTGGCAGCCTCACGGTGCAGCTCAACGGTGTCGACGTGGGAGCGCTGACGTGATGCCGGTCCAGCCGCTGGCGCGCATCGCGCTGATCGTTGCTACCACCGCGCTGGTCGTTGCTGTCGTGGGGTTGTGCACGTGACCCGCCACGGCCGTGTTACGCAGCGTGACCTGCGCTGGTGGTGGGAGCTGGTCGAGGTGCCGGTACTCGTGCTCGCGCTCATGGTGATCGGGCTGTGGGCTGCCGCGCTGATGGACGGTCTCACGTGATCGGCGCGCTGGTGGGGCTCGTGCTGATGGCCGTCGTGGTGCTCGGTGCCGTGGCCGCGGGGACGCTGGCATGAGCCGCCGGGAGTTCGTGTTCGAGCTGCTCACCTGGACCTCGGTGGCCGGCTTGCTCGTGCTCGTCGCCATGACAGCGCTCTACATCGTGTTCGTGAGCGACCGCCGGTGAGCGCCGCCATGACGCTGGCCGTGGTGCTGGTCGCCGTGCTGACCACCTGGGCACTCTCCGCGGCGGCGAGGCGCTCGTGACCGCCGCCGCGCTGTTCGCCGAGCTGGAGCCCCCGCGGCAGAACGTGCACACGTTCACCCCCCGCGGAGTAGCGCGCGAGCTGTTCGCCCGGCGAGAGTCCGAGGTGCTGGTCTCGGGCCCCGCGGGTACCGGCAAGAGCCGTGCGTGCCTGGAGAAGCTGCACGCGCTGATGCTGGCCAACCCCGGCGCGCGTGGGCTGATGGTGCGCAAGGTGCGGGACACGCTGTCCACCACGGGCTTGGTCACGTGGCGCGAGCACGTGATCCCCGAGGCCATCGCGGCCGGCGTGGTGTCCTACTACGGAGGGTCAGCAGCCGAGCCGCCGCAGTACCGCTACACCAACGGCTCGCGGGTCATGATCGGCGGAATGGACAAGCCCACCAAGATCATGTCCTCGGAGTACGACGTGGTGTACGTGCAGGAGGCCGTGGAGCTGACCACCACGGACTGGGAGAACATCACCACCCGCCTGCGCAACGGCAAGATCAGCTTTCAGCAGCTGATCGCGGACTGCAACCCTGACGCGCCCACGCACTGGCTGAAGCAGCGGGCCGACCGCGGCGTGACCGTGCTGCTGCACAGCCGCCACGAGGACAACCCGCGCCTGTTCACCGAGGACGGCGAGCCCACGAGCGTCGGCGCGTCCTACATCAGCAAGCTGGACATGCTCACCGGCGTGCGCTACCAGCGGCTGCGCCACGGCCGGTGGACCGCCGCCGAGGGGCTCGTCTACGACGGCTACGACCCGGGCGTGCACCACCGGCCGCTGGCCGACCCGCCGAAGGACTGGACCCGCTATCTCTCGATCGACTTCGGGTACACGAACCCGTTCGTGTGCCAGTGGTGGGCCCAGGACGGCGACGGCCGGCTCTACCTCTACCGCGAGCTGTACGCCACGCAGGGGCTCGTGGAGGACCACGCCCGCACCATCCTGGCCAGCTCGCTGCGCGGCGAGCCGCAGCCGTTCGCAGTGATCTGCGACCACGACGCCGAGGACAGGGCCACGCTGGAGCGCCACCTCGGCATGCCCACCACCGCGGCCCAGAAGACGGTCAGCGACGGCATCCAGGCCGTGCAGGCGCGCCTGCGGGTGCAGCCCGACGGCAAGCCTCGGCTCTACGTCAACCCCGCTGCAGTGATCCGCCGGGACCAGGCGCTGGTGGACGCCGGCCGGCCCACCTGCACCACCGAAGAGTTCCCCGGCTACGTCTGGGAGACGGCGAAGGAGGGCAGCGTGGCGGCCGACAAGGGCCCCAAGGAGCAGCCGCTGAAGCGCGACGACCACGGCATGGACGCGCTCCGGTACATGGTCGCGCACCTGGACCTCGCGGGCGTACCGCGGATGCGGGGCTGGCTGTGAGCATCCCGAGCGTGGAGGAGATCACGGCCCGCATCGACCGGTCGATCCGAGAGGCAGTCCAGCACGTGCGCACCGGTGAGGGCGACCAGGCTGCCGTGGACGATCTGCTGGAGCGTCGGCGCGATGTGGCCGCCCTGCGCGAGTTCGCGTTGATCGTCTACGGGGGCGAGCAATGATCGCCCGAGCCGTCACCGCGCTGGCCACCCTCGCGTCCCTGCGCGTGCTGCTCGACGTGCTGGGCATGGGCCTGGTGGTCGCCTTCCTCGCCGTCCAGCTCGGCCCGTGGGCGCTGCTCGGGGCCGGCGTGGCGGTGCTGCTGCTCAACGCCTACTACGGCCCGCGTGAGGAGCCCCGATGAGCATCGTGCGAGCAGGTGCCCGCGCGCTCGCGCGGGTGCGCAACGACGCGCCTGTGCCGCTGGTGAGCCGCCGCTCCAGCTCCGCCGGCTCGGGCCTGGGCGCGGGAGGTGTGGCACCCAGTGAGCTGCTCGCGCAGTTCGGCAAGGTGGGCACGCTGCACTCCATCGTGTCGCGCACGAGCACCGCGGTGCGCGCGCTGGAGTGGTGCCTCTACCAGGTGCCCGCCAACGGGCATCGCGATGCCGGCGAGGACCGCAAGCCCGTGGCCACGCATCCGGCGTGGGACCTGATCGAGTACCCCAACCCGTTCATGTCCTGGGCGGACATCCTGGAGGGTGGCCAGCAGCATCTGGACCTGATCGGCGAGGCCATCGTCTTGGTGACCAAGGCCGGCAAGATCCCGCTGGAGCTGTGGCCCATCCGCCCGGACCGCATGACGCCCGTCCCGGACGCGCGCAAGTTCCTGGCCGGCTGGATCTACCGCGACCCTGACGGCAACAAGATCCCGTTGCGCACGGACGAGGTCATCCAGGTCAAGATGCCCAACCCGACCGATCCCTATCGTGGGATGGGGCCGGTGCAGGCGCTGCTGAACGACCTGGACTCGGTGCGCTACTCGGCCGAGTGGAACCGCAATTTCTTCCTGAACAGCGCCGAGCCGGGCGGCGTGATCCAGATCCCCGGCCACCTCAACGACACCCAGTGGGACGAGTTCACCAAGCGCTGGGAAGAGCAGCACAAGGGCGTCAACCGGGCGCACCGGGTGGCCGTGATCGAGCACGACGCGACGTACGTGCCCCGCGGCTACACCCAGCGTGACATGCAGTTCCGGGAGCTGCGCGAGCTGGGCCGCGACACGATCATGGAGGGCTTCGGCATCAGCCGGGCCACCATGGGCATCACCGACGGCGTCAACTTCGCGGCGGCCCGGGCGGCGCGCGACCAGTTCGCCGAGCTGCTCACCATCCCGCGGGCCAACCGCTGGCGCGAGGCGCTCAACACCCAGCTGCTGCCGATGTTCGAGCCCGAGCGCAAGCCTGGGCAGCGGCGCGTTCGCACGGTGGAGTTCGACTACGACGACCCGCGCGACGGCGATCCCGAGGCGGACAACGCCGAGCGGGAGTCCAAGGCGACTGCCGCGCAGATCTACATCACGGCGGGCTTCTCCCCGACCAGCGTGCAGGAGAGCCTGGGGCTGCCGGCTGGGCTGGTGTACGGC